AGGTGATTGGATTTGTATTGGTCGATATTCTGGATCGAGATTTAGAATAGAAGGCGGAGAAGTAAGAATAATTAACGATGACGAAGTTATAGCAACTATCGTTGATCCAGAAGACATTCAACATATTTAAGGAGATATTATGGCTACTATAGAAAAAAATGAAGTTAAACAAGAAGAAAATGTTTCACGTGAAACAATTGAAGATAAACCAGTTGAAGTAGAATTACCTCTAGGTCTTGACGAAAAAGATAAGAAGTCCGAGGAAACTACTGAAATTAAAGAGGAAAAAAAAGAAGACGAAGTAACAGAATACAGTAAAAAGGTTCAAACAAGAATAAACCAAATTACTGATCGTTACAGAAAAGAGCAAAGAGATAAAGAGGAAGCTGTACGATTAGCTCAAACGTTAAAAGATCAAAATGAAAAACTTCAAACTCAAATATCAAATTTAGACAAAGGTTATATATCTGAGTATGGCACAAGGATTGAGTCACAGCTTGCTTCTGCATCTGACGCACTCAAAAAAGCTTATGAAGTAAATGATACTGACGCAATAGTTAAAGCACAGCAAGCAATTGCTAAAGCAACAATTGAGCAAGAGAGACATAGAATAGCTAAAGAAAGACAAGAGCAAAATGTTTCACGTGAAACATCTCAGCCTCAAACTATTCAACAACCACAACAACCCGTTCAACAAGAGCCAGATCCAAAGGCAAAAGCATGGGCAGAAAAGAACACTTGGTTTGGTGAAAATGAGGAAATGACCTATCTTGCTTTAGGCTTAGATAAAAAATTAGTACAAGAAGGATTTGACTTAGGAAGTGATGAGTACTATTCTGAGTTAGATAAACGAATTAGGACAAGATTTCCTGAAGAGTTTAAACAAGAAACGAGTGGTGTTAACAGAGTCGCCCCTGCTGATAGCACCGCATCTCGCAGTAATTCAAAGGGACGCAGGACTGTGAAGTTGTCGCCATCACAAGTTGCAATGGCAAAAAGACTGAATGTTCCGCTAGAAGAATATGCTAAATATGTAAAAGAGTAGGATATAACATGACAGACAGAACAACTCCACGATCAGACACTACACGTGCTAAAACAGCACGCAGAAAGCCATGGGCACCACCTAGTAAGTTGGATGCACCGAAGCCAAAGGATGGATTCAAACATCGTTGGATTAGAACTCATTTAAGAGGAGATGACGATCAAATGAACGTTCATCAGAGACTTAGAGAAGGTTATGAGCCAGTAAGATCAGATGAATATCCAGATCAACAATTTGCTTCGGTTGAAGAAGGTAAGCATGAGGGTGTTATTGGTAATGGTGGGTTAATGCTCGCCAGAATACCTGAAGAGACAGTTGAAGAGAGAACTGAATACTTTCGGGATCAGACCCGCAATCAAATGACTGCCGTAGATCAGGACTTAATGAAGGAACAACATCCTTCGATGCCTATTGAGAAAAGTAGGCGTAGTCAAGTAACTTTTGGAAAGGAATAACTCCTTTTCATAATTTTATAAGGAGCTATAAATGGCAAATGCAGATTTAAAATTTGGATTGAAGCCGATTAATGCTATTGGGGGCACATTCCCAGGTGGCACAAATCAGTATTTCATTGCTAGTGATGCATCAGCTATTTTCCAAGGCTCTCCTGTTCAAGCAGAGTTAACTGGTGGTACAGTACAAGTTTTAGGTAACGCCACTGGTGATACAAAGCAGATCTTAGGAGTTTTTGCTGGGTGTGAATATGTTGACGCAACTACAAAGAAATTAAAATTTTCCAATACGTGGCCAGGATCTGGTTCAGCGGATACAAATTTTGATATTAAAGCTTTCGTATATGACAATCCAATGCAAAGGTTTGTTATATGTTCTGATGGTACTAATACTGACAGAGCAACTGCAAAAGCTGATATCTTTAAAACCGCTGAGATAGAAAACGCTACAAGCGGAAATACTACAACTGGTATATCTACTGCACAGATAGATATCTCTACTGCTGAAGATTCCGATCCATCAAATCCTTTGATGATTGTTGGAATTCAAGAAGATGTAGAGAATGAAGATCATTCTGCTGCAGGTGTAAAATATATCGTAAAAATTAACAATCATGTCTTCTTCAGTTCTGTTGGAGATGCTGATGCAGCTATATCATAAGGAGGCTTAATTATGGCGATATCTAGAGCTCAACTAGCCAAAGAATTAGAGCCAGGGTTAAATGCTCTCTTTGGTATGGAATTCGCAAGGTATGAAAACCAACATGCGGAAATTTTTACAACTGAATCTTCAGACAGATCATTTGAAGAAGAAGTAATGCTCTCAGGTTTTGGTGCAGCACCAGTGAAACAAGAGGGTTCTGGAGTATCATTTGATGATGCTAACGAATCATTCACTGCTCGTTACAACCATGAGACAATTGCTTTGGCATTCTCAATCACTGAAGAAGCAGTTGAGGACAACTTGTATGACAGATTGTCTTCAAGATACACCCGTGCATTAGCAAGATCTATGGCGCACACAAAGCAAGTTAAGGCAGCTTCTGTTCTTAATAATGCTTTTGATAGCACAGTTACTGGTGGTGACGGCGTTGAATTATGTTCAACTGCACACCCCATTATAACTGGTGGTACTTTTGCTAACGAGCCATCAACTGATGCAGACTTAAACGAAACATCACTTGAAGATGCTTTAATCAGCATTGCGGGTTTTGTTGACGAGAGAGGTCTTAAAATTGCATTAACTGGTAGAAAACTTGTTATACCACGTCAATTGCAATTTGT